TAACCCCACGCAACTCAGCGAGCTTAGCGATCAATTCAGGTAATTCAGTCATGCTTCTAACAGTAGCACTACCCTCAGTTCCAAGATACGCAGGAAACGCCACACCAACAGATACCTCATGAACATTGATACGCTTCAGCACACGCTCACCAGCGTTAGGCCACTCATCGCCACCAACAGGCACTCTAAACCCAAAACTAAAACCAGTCACATCGCCACGCTTAATTAGAGTAGCCGCATCACGACCAGCCTGAGTATCAGGCAAATTAGCGTCAACACGCAACCCACGCTCATCCTCAGTAAGCCTCAAAGTGCCAGCCCTAGTGCTACCCAAAACAGTGCTAGTGTCATGGTTCCACAACAGTTTCACATCATTCCTAGACTTTAGACTGTCCCTAAACGCACCAGGTTCAATACGTTCAATAAAAGGCAACGGTTGACTAGCACTATTGAAAACAGCAGCATAACCAGTCAAAGTCATACCATCACCCTCAACACGCAACTCAAGATCATGCAGCTCTCTACGCTCAATGCCCTGCTCAACACGCTCCCCACGTTCATGCAACTCAGCAACCTTCACCGGTTCAACAAACCTCACCGCATCAACCTCAACCTCAACTTCAGGCATAACATCGTCAACAGGTGCAACAGGTTCAACAGTGGCCTCAACCAACTCACCCAAATCGCTCACAGTTTCAACAAGATGCCCAACAAGTTCCAACACCTCACCCTGCAACTCCTGAACCTTCAAAACCAACTGCTCTTTAGTCAAAGGCTGATACTCATCCATGTTTCGCTCACTCACTCCAATAGTTTTACTTGTATCTAAATCTAACTCATTACGATAACGCTCATTCAAAGCATTCACCCAACTCTGTCCAGCATCGCCACCCCACGCATCCCACGCAACCCGACCAGCAGAAGGGAAACCTTCTTCACCAAAATTAAAACCCGTTGCATTCTGATCGGTGCGGTGTCTGGCAAAATAACTAATCATCCGATTTACAACATCAGCCGAAACAGCTACACCCGAAGCCAACTGACTAGCACGCCTACGCCCAACAGCAGTAAACCCATCACCAGCAAAACCCTCATCAATCCACTTCAAAGCACGCTTAGCCGCAACAGCAACACCATCAGTAGGGTTGTATTCACCTGCCGGCACAGCCCTCTGCAACTCCCCTCCAGGCGCAATCTTTTCAGCCAACGAAACAGCAACCATCTGCTTGATCGCCTGCAACTTAGTTTTATGTTTCCCCAACACTTCCCCATCATCCTTAACAGTGTCCCAACCCTCCGCTGTTTGCTTAATAAAATAAGGCACTATTCACCTGTTTCATAACTACCATCAGGGACTTGAGTAGGGTTCTGCAACTGCACTGTCGGCAAACCAGTATGAGCGATAACAGGCAAACCAAGTGCCTTCAAAACCTGTTCAGGAACAAAACCAACAGCAATCAACTTCTGTGCCATGTCAACCTTGTTTTCATCAGCAACCAAACCAGCAGCATTAATATCAATGTTAGTCAAAGGCACACGTGCAGTGTCACCATTCTCAATAGGTCGCATGTTCTCTTTACGTCTAACCTCATTGACAGTGAACACACCGTTAGACAACATTTTTGCGTAACCCTCAATCCTTGTCGCATAATCGCCACGCAACAATTCATCAGTGCTAAACGAAATAAACGCAGAGTCAGGCAACAATTGACTAAACGCATCCTCAAGTTTCGCCAACCAGGGTCGCAAAGTGTGGACAACAAAACTAATAGCGTTCTGTTCGTTTGAATTGTAGCTTTGCCCTCCACGCTCATTCAAACCAATCATGTTCACTGGCACACGATACGCTCTCGCAATATCCTCAACAGCCATACGCCTAGAGTCCAACATTTGTGCCTGATCATTAGCAACCATAGTTGGCTTGAATGTTGCACCACCCGACAAAATACCTGTCTTATGTGCTTTACGGTAACCCTTATGCATTCTGTCAAAACTCTTAGCAAGGTTCTCAGCCTGTTCAGCAGTCAACGCACCAGGATACTCAATAACACCTGTTTGAGTTGTGCCTTGCCCAAAAAATCTTGCAGCAAACCCCTCCAACGAAATAGCCAAACCAATGTTCTCTTTGAGCGTGTCAATAGGTGATCTGCCTCGCAAATCACCAGGCATCAACATAGAGCCAACAATATGCAACACATCATCAGTATTGAGAGTCTTACCATCCTCACCGGTATAGTGAAACAGTTTTTGACCTGCCTTATTACGTTCCACCTTCACAGCCAACGGGTTCAAAACCATCATGTTCAAAATCTCGCCTGAACCATCCCTAAACAACCTCACAAAAGCATTACCATCAATCAGCAAGCTAGTAATACACTGTTGCCAAAAAGCAATACTAGGGATCAACACGTCAGGCTTACTAACCCAACTAGGCTTAGGCCGATAAGGGTAAGCAATACCATCACGCCTAACATAAGTATCAACAGGCAAACTAGAGATCGTGTCACTAATCAAAGACACACAAGCCCAAACAGCGTTCACCTGCAAAGACGAGTTATAGTCAACAAACGCAGATGACTGAGTTTCATACGAAGTTATATCGCCTGCACCCCAAATAGACTGAAAACTTATAGCCCTATTCTCGCCACGCAAACTACCAAGCATTATTTATCGCTTCTCTCTAAAGCCAACCCAAACAACAAAACCCCAACACCAACACAAATCAAACCAGCCGGCAAAAAAATCAAACCAACAGCCACACTAATAACAGCTATACCTGTTGCCTGCAAAATCGTAGATAGCAAACCTAATCCTTAGAAAACAAAAAACTCTGGTGTAATGTCGTTATCTAGTTTACTTGTTGCTCGGTCATAAGCGATAACAAATGCCACAGCAGCATCAATACGCCGATTAGAAGCCCTAGACTCCTTCACAATACGACCACCCAAATTATCAACCTTCAACTTACAGTTATCCAAATGCCTAGCCAACAAAGCATCCCCATCATGAGTCAAAGTGGCTTCAGTCACACTGTCATAAACTTTTTGGCAAGCACCAACCATACGCCTAGCCGAAGTAGAAGGATACTCAACCACCGGCAAACCCAAATCCATCAAAGCCTGCATAGTTCGCTGCCACCTAAAAGGGTCAAACGCAACCTCCCTAGTATTAGGATGCTTCTGGCAAAAATCAATGATCGCCTGCTCAACCTCCAAAGTATCAACACGCCAATCATCAGCATCAGTCGGCTGTTTTTCCCAAGCGCGAACCAACCAAACATGCGGCTTATCCTCCTTAGACTTAGGGACAGTAACAGCAACAATCGCAGTCGTATCACCATTAAACGAACCATCAACACCCAAAATTACGTCAGCCAAATCATCAACAACAACATCCTCTTTAAGTAAATCCCAAGTGCCAGCAGGCAACCAAGCATTCTTAGAGCTAACCCACTGATTACAACGCTTAGTGCGAAACTCGCTCTCAGGTGTGCGCTTCACAACACTCTCAAAATCCTCTTTACTGTTCAAATCCCCATAACCAGGATTAGCCAAAATCCAAGTCGCCTCATCACGATGATCAGCCTCAATAGGAGCTTCCCACCAACTAAAATAAAACGACTCATCCTCAACCTCACCCCTAGCAACCCTCTGCCCATACTGATACAACGAATAAGCCAAACTATCTTGACCAGTAGAGTCAGTTTTCACACCACAAGTAGTCACACCCAACATGATCGGTTGCCGCCTAGAAGCCATAGACAACTGCATCACATCCCACAACTCCCTATTCGGGAGTGCATGGCACTCATCCATTATTGTGACGCTACTATTCAACCCCTCCTTGCTGTAAGCCTCAGCACTCAACACACGCCAAATACTCCCTGTTGAAGGCACTTCAATTACATCGCGATAAATGTTACACATCGCAGCCAACTCAGGTTCACGCTCAATAATCTTGCGTGCATCACCAAACGTAATACGAGCCTGCTCCTTCTCAGCCGCACAACTATAAACCTCACCACCCTCATCACCATTAAACAAAAAATACAAACCCACCCCAGTCACCAAACTGCTCTTACCATTTTTACGTGCTAAGCCCCACAAACCAGTCCTCGTCTTAAGCAAACCATTCTCATCCAACGCCAAAGTTTCACGCAACAAATTCTCTTGCCAAGACCTCAACACAATAGGGTCACCAGCCTGACCAGCGATACTATCCTTAGTCAACGTAACAAACGTGTTAATAAAATCAATCGCATCATCACCCCTAGACCCAAACCGCAAATCTCTAGGAGTATTCAAAGCCGGCGGCCAACTACTTACCTGACTGTTCACGCTCCACCTGCCTACGCTTCAAAGCCTCCATCTTACTTATCGCCTTCACCTCAGCAACACCCAACTTAGAGCGATCCGCAGGAGTAAAACCAAGCAAACTCAAGTTACTAATAATGCGACTATCAAGCTCACGCAAAGCCCTACGCTCCCTCCAATCATTGTCACGCATAACCCTAATACGCAAATTCCAACGCTCATCAATCAACTCACACGTCATAAGTAGCAACTCAACGTCAGTGTTAGGACTAATCCACTGCAACCCCTGACCCCAAACCCTCCTCCAAAACGCACTACCAGCCTCAAGCAAAGGCCTATGCGGATCAGGAATAGACACAACAGGATCAAACATCTGTATCTCACTTTGATTAGGCAAAGGCCGCTGACCAGGATTACCCAACCTACGCTTCACCTCAATAGGTTTACTAGGCCTACCAGCAGGCATAACTACCCCTCAACAAGTTCCGCAGTCAACCCTGTAAGTTTCTCCCAACGAGCAATAATCACATCAACATAAGCAGGGGTTAGCTCCATCGTATAACAAACGCGCCCAG